CCTTTTGCGAGGAACTGGTCAAATACAACGGCGGCATCTTCGATGCTACCGGTGCGATTGAGCCTCTTCATCGCCGAAGTAGCTCCCCTTTGAGCCGTGCGCGTCCTAGCGCTTCCCGCTCCCGGAGGTATCGGCTTGCCTTGCGGCTGGCGAACGATTGGCTTAGGCTTGGCAGCCATCATTCGATCGTACTTGGATGCTTTCAGGAGAACCTGGAGCATCCTGCTGTCGTACACTTGCGACAATTCTTCTTCACCGAAACCGGCGGCTAAGCCGGTTCTACGCATCGACTGCAAATCCTTGGCCTTCCGCTTGGGGTCGGTCCAATATTTGCGATTCATTTGCTCAAATTTCTGGCTCTCCTCCTCAGCGAACGCCGCGAGTTGAACAGAGCTTGATTCTTGCATCTTCTTCTGGGCTTCGTTCAACTGAGCAGACAGAGAAGCCTTGAACCCGTTGGCTTTCTCGTAATAGCTCTGCAATTGCCGCGCCTTGATAGGATCAGCGGCGAATTCCTTATCCCAATCCGGCTCCGGAGGAATCATGGAAGCCATATGGGCTTCCATCTGCTTCGCCACGGTCATTGAGTATTCGTAGTTCTGAACGGCGTCGGCAGCAGCACGACGAACTATCTTTTTAGCTTCGTCCAGCTGGTTCATCCGCTGGTGGAATGTCTCAGTGCGGATGTAACCTTCCGCAGCTTCCTTTACGGTTACCTTTTTGGGTTCGCCGTCAATCGTTACCTCGATTTCCTGCGCTAGAACGGCATCTTCTTTTTCTTCTTCGTCGGGATCATCATCATCGGCGTCGTCGTCAGATTTGTCATCTGGCTTGTCGGCATCGTCGCCTTCGCTATCTTCGTCATCTCCTTTGCGAGTATCCCCTGGACCTTTCTTGGGCGGAACTTCGTCGGCATAGATAGCCTCCTCTGGGTCCAAGTCATCGCCGCCGCCCTTCGCGGGGCTTTCATCGTCGACTTCTACTGCACCCACATTGGCGAACATCTTTTCCGGGGGTCCCTCGGAACGATCAACCCGTCCCGCCTTGCCCACAGGTTTCGCATCCGAATCCATTACGGCGTCAAATGCTACGGCTGCTTTTTCCAGATCGTCGGCCACAGAACCCCCTATTTGTTAAATCGCTCGCGCATCTTCTTATCCGTAATGTAGTCTTCTAATTGCTTCTTAACATCACGAACTGCCTTCATAGTAGCATGGGCCGTGCTGGCTGTCAAGCTACCTACATCCGCATTAAGTAGTGTTCCTAGCGCCCTAGAATATACATCATCTAAAGCATCCTTAAGTACGGAATTATCTAGAAGCCCCTGGGCTTCCGCCGCCCGCTCGTCAACCTGTAAGTTGCTCAGGCGGGGCTTCGACCCCTGGTTCGGCAGGTGCTCGGTTTCCATTTGCAAGTCCCATCAATTGTTGGGCGTACTCGGGAACGGGAAGCGGCGGCGGTTCTTGGAGAGCCTGGGGCGTGTTTTGAGCCGCCACCGCCTCTTCGTCCACAGCATCCGCCATTGCGTCCGCTTCGATCTTGGCCGCATCGAGGATGCCGCGAACCATCATTTCGTCTCGTCGGAAGTCGTCGTCTACTCGGAGTTTTCGATCGGCGAAATTAGATTTGGATATCTCCGTCGCCATTTTGACCCGGTTCTTCTCCATTTCAGACTGAGCAAGAAGCGTTGCTGCATCTGGTTCTTTCGGAGTGGAGGCAATGGCTTGAACTTGCTCTGGAGTGATTTCACGATAGTACCTCGCCACATTCTTAACGTTCGCGATGGCCAAAATATCAGTGAGGGTATTTCGGAACTCCTGGACGCCGCAAAGCGGATTCTCCACACCGAATTGGGTCATCACGGCGGTCTGGGTTGCCTTCACTTCCTGCAGAACCATCAATCGGGTCATGTCCGAACCCTTCCCGAGGGTCGGGTTAATTGCGATACGCATCGTGGGGTCATAAGTGGAGGGGTTGATAGTCTCCCACTTGCCCCGAAGCTGTATCGTGCGCTCTTGATTGGGGTGGTTAACTATCTCTCGAAGCAGCCCACGGAACAACTGCTTCAAACCGGTTTCCGCGAGAATGCGAGCACATAGTTCTATGCGTTCTTGAGCGCCCTGAACAATTGCGTCAATCCCGGTAACATTCGTGGACTGCAAGGCACGCGGATCGAGGCCTTTAGAAGCCTCCCCAATACCCGTTCGGGACTGTCGGAGCCTCTCCATGACGTCGAACATGGCGAAAACGGGTTGACCGACGAATTGGTGGGTCAAAGACATGACCGCTTGGCTCGGATCACCCATCGTACGGATCGGAGCGCCAATCTCATCGTTCAGAACATCGTCAGAGTTCGTGACGGTCTGGTTAAACGCCGTTCTAGGCCAAATGGACTGCGCAAGGGAGTCCAGAGAGCCTCGGAGCATATTCGTCTTAATTACCTGGATATCCTTCACCAGATCAGCAGGAGTATCGCCCACCAAAGTATGAGGTTCAGGATCAGGACACCAGACGGCAAAATTCGGATAAGCCGCCACTTCGTCGTAGATAATATGGTGATTATCCCCGACAGTGTGAATTTCGCGGAGTTCCGCGATGCCATCGCCATCCTTATCAATCCGAATAAAGTAACAACCATACCGAATATCCCATGCGTCAGAAGGGTCCCCTTCGTCCAGCCCCTGGTTTCGGAAAAGCCGGTCCGTGGAATAAGTATTGTTGCCACCATCGATATAATCAGCCAGCTCCATAGGATCGTAACCCTGCTCGATCAGCATCGAAATGGGAATAATTTGGTCGTGGCCGATTAGAGGGGCGTTTTCAACGTCTTTGGCCTTCCGGGATACCCGGAACTCATCTAGAGGCACCGATATGATTTTTACTATAGGTTTAGACTTAGTAAAACGGATACGAAGAGCATGAAGAGTACCAGGATGGTCATGAGAAGGCTCTGCGTCAATAACCTCGACGCTGGGATTTTCGCTAACGAGGAATTGTACTTGTTCCTGAGTGACATTGGAAAACTCCTGTTCCGTCACTTCCTCGCTCTGATCCGTGTACCATCGCATGACGCCCGTCTTGCACCGCAGAGCGTCCTTGATGATATCGTGGAGAAGCAGGAAACCCTCATTATCCTCCCAGAGGATATAGTTCAGGTATTCCGTGCATTGCTTCGCCGCTTCTTCTTGCCCTTGGTGGTTTGGAGCGCACGTAGCGACTCGTTCAGACGAAGTGAAAATGCGGATGAGAGAGGGTAGGATGGACATAACGGTATCGCGGAAGTCCGTAGATACTGCTGATGATTTTCCTTCACCTTCTTGCTCCGGTGTTTCGCCGTAGAAGTATTTGAGATTTTCATCGCGGGCTGGCCCAAGTATACTCTCCTCGAAGCTGAAGGCATCGTCGATTAAGGCTCGTACCGACGAAGCATACACATTATTATCTGGGTCACCCGCATCAACGTCCGCTTCGGCCACCGCCCCAACGTCGCCCTGGTCGAATAGTCGCTCGAGCAGTTCCGCAGGTGCCGAAGAATCCCCGCCTGGCCTTGGCGTTACAACGTTCATCTCATTCTCCTAGCCGGAGCATTGTGCATCCGCTTGAGATTGCGCTTGAGAGCACCGGAGCCAATTCCGATTACATTGTTGCCGCCGATCATAGGGGCGATCATGTTAAGAGCGACCGAGCCGTACCGGAATGCATCCGAAGGATGGGTTGCCCAGCCCGCTTTTGCGGAATGATCTGGCTTCCCAATGGCTGTTTTGTGATAATTCCTTAAAGCTGTGACCCCGGCTTCGGTTCGCACTTTATCGAACCAAGTAAAGCGAATCGTCGCACGTGTCGCGGATATCCCGTCTTCAATCGAATGGGGCGGGCACACAAAAACGTTCGGTAACATGCTATCCAGGACTTCCTTCCTAGATACTCCGGTCCCCAATTCCCGGACTTTGATATCGTGCGGTAATACGTGGCAGCCATAAGAGTATGGTTTAGCCTTGATTTGGGAAGCATAGTATTCGAGGCCTTTTCCGGTACCTTGCAAGAAATCAATGGCGTGTATCTCTCTTCCGCATCGTTGCAAAAACCAGATGCAAGTCTCGTCGTCAACGCCCAAATCCCACGCAGTAAATACCAGCGCATTAGGGTCATAAGGGACGCCAGTAATTTGTCCCATAAGCTGAATGTCGTTAAGAACTTCACCGTAATAACTCCCCTCGACCGGCGCATCGAATGAGCACATCATTTCGCGGGCGAACTCGTCCGCCGTCATATCCTTCGTCATTTCCCGAACTTCGTCTTCGGCCAGCGCGTCGGTTTGGTCTACGGGAATACTATACAAGTCCCATCTATCAGTTTCTTTTTCGGCGCGCTTTTTAAGTTCGTGGAAGTGGTCGTCCCCGTTGGACGTTCCCGAAATGACAGCCCATCCCTCATAATCTGCCAAGCAAGGGCGGATGACGCTA